GCCTGACCAACGTGGTAAGTTCAGGAGCCAACGCCAACGTCACTGTGCAGTTGACTCCAACAGGTACCGTATACACCAACAGTACTGTACAGATCACAATTCAGAATGCAGGTACTGGATATGCTGTGGGAGACACAGTGAAAGTTCTGGGTAATGTTATAGGCGGATCAACTCCAGGGAACGATTTGGCCTTGGCTATTAGTGCGATTACAACTGAGATTGTGGGCGGAGAACGACTGTTTGCTATTCCAATCTCCACAACCAATGCTGGTGTGTTGGACTTGAGTTCAGTCAAACAGATTGGTACCAGTGCTGTACCAGGAACAGGCGTGTATCCAGATGGTCCAGAGTTGCTGGCTATTCAGGTCACTGCGTTGACAACACAGTCAAGCCCAGTGGGCGAGGTGCAGTTGCAGTTCCAGGAATCACAGGCTTAACATCAACGAGCAAGGTCCTGCTCCACCCGCAGGATCTTGTCTTGTACAGCTTCCATATTCACAGTTGACCACAAACCAGGGTGCATGGGTCTTGGCCATGTGCCTGAATCTATCCAGGCATAGCCTAAATGCTCATTGTTGAGCACAGGCACAAACTCTGACTCCACAACACAAACAAACGTGTGATACACAAAGTCGCCATCTGCTGATGTGAATTTTTCTATGGGAATTAGTTTTTGGTATGTGGGAAAACTGCCAAGCTCTTCGATGCATTCTCGTTCCATTCCACCCAGCAAGGTTTCGCCAGACTCTACTTTGCCGCCTGGCAAGCCCCAGGCACCGGGATGTTTGGAATCGTTACGTAGTAGGTACAAATATCTAGCAGTTTGATTGCTACGGAACCAAACGCCTACTGCGTTTACAGGACCAGACTCCAGTCCCCTCCGGGATACACCCCTTGATAGCTTTTTATCCATTCTGCGCCTGTCCATTTGTATTGTATTGAAGTTGTTAAATTTGTAACAAACTGTATTTCAGTTTGGGTGTCAGCAATAAACGCCACATCCCATCTTGCACCATCATATTCGATGATGTCATTTGCGCTGGCCACTAGTGGTCTCCCATTGGCACCAACCCAGGCTGTGGCAGGCGCTGAGTTATCTTCAGCACCAGTAGCTTCGGTCAACAAATATCGTTGTCCTGCAGCTGATGCCGGCAGTCCTTGACTAGGGCCACTTGCTAATGGATTTATCACTGCGTTGATGGCCGTCAAACTATTCTGAGGTGCAGTGTCGGCGTCAATGTTGAATATCAAGAATCTTTCATCATTGGGGTTTACCGCAATGGTACCAATCACCTGGCTACCATCATCTTGATCCAACCTAATTTGACTAATGCCCGGACGCAACACGCCATACATGCCAATCACAGCTGGCCACAACAGCGTACTGTCGCTCACAATAGTGGTAGCAGACAGTTCGTCGTTTGTGGGCTCTTGCACTATTAGTTGTTGTTGTAAACACTGGACCTGATTGCCAATCACAACCACAGCATAGTTGTATGGTGTGATTTTTTGTCTTGTGCCCAACAGCAAATCGTTGTTGATAATAGCATCCACAAAGTCGCCTTGGGCATCGTACATGCTGGCAATCACACGCTCAATAATGCCCAGTTTCTTGACCTTGGCAGGTGAGCTGATCCAGATTGGCAAGTTAAATTTCAACGTGCAAATATCAATGGGATTTTCTGTGCTGATAGGGATGGTACGGCTGGTCCATTGAGTAGATTCGAGCTCAACCACACTCAATGATGTCCAATCCAAGAAGTTGTCTGTGCTTTGTACTTCCAGTGCAGGATTAAACAGCGTGAGAATCTGCTCCAGGATCTGAAACTTTTGATTGGTGTTTGAGGTCCAAATGTCCAGAGTAATGGTTAACTTGTAAGGTACAGGCATCAGGCGTTCAACAGTGAATGCATTGCCCTGTGTGGTCTCATAAGTTTCTGTATCTTGGTCGTAGGTGCGTTGGCGAATAGTGCGTTTGCTCACGTGATAAGGTTCTTGCATTCTAGGACGATCATAATCCAATCCAGAAATGTAAAAGGTCATCATTGGAGTAGCAGGCAAAAAGTTTGCGGAGTTTTCCTGTATGATTGTCTGCGCATTACGGCTGGCATCACCGTAACGCACAGGAACTCTTAGCAAGGCAGCCGCATCTGATCCTTCTTGACGTCCGTATTCAACCTGGAACCCAGAAAAGATTCTGGTAAACTGTAATAGAAAGCGACGTATTTGTTCGTCGTAAAAAAATTGCTGACTCATAATTAACTCGATCTTTGTCCGGGTCTAGTGTCTGGGAATGGATTTGGCGGCTTGTTGCCGTTGTCATCGCCATTGTCTGCTCTGGGCTTGAGAATTTCACTCAAGCTCTGACGACTTGGAATATTGCCCATGTCTGTTGTTTTCACTGTGTATGTATTGTTCACGAAGCCTGAGCGTAAAGTATTGTTGTTGCTGCCATTGTTGAGATCAGTGCGAACATTGTCTTCGATGCGGGCCCAGCGTGTGCCTGAATAACGGAACAAGCGATTGGGGAAATAATCCAAACGTAACGCATAGTCGCCCACAGATGGATTGTCCGGGAACGCAACACCAGCTGAGGTTGGGAATCCATTGGGTGGGATGCCATCACCGGTCAAGTAGCCAGCGGTATATCCGTTGGTGTCTGGAGTTAGATTCATGCCTCCTTCGGTGCCATCCACTGTGGTAGCACCATCTGTAGTTAGGCCCACAGGATTAGCAGGTTGTCCGTCTAGGGTATTTGGCACCACATACATCTTGGTTACATCGTAGCCAGACTTGGGAACTTCCACATCAGCCTGCACAAGAATAGCATCGTTGATCTGCTGATCTTTGGTACGAGTACTCATCAACTCGCTCTCTGTACCTGGTGTATACTCACGCCAGTATGTGGCATTGTCTATGGCTGTGCCAGCAGGCACATTTACTTTAGCTTGATAATACACATCACCTTGGTTCACAATATCGCCAGCAGGATAGAAGTTATCATTATCCCAGATGGTAGACTTGACCATGGGTTTTTTAAGAATGTCTTTGTATTCTTGAGCATTGGTCAGCGGTGTTGCTTTAACACGCCACAAGTGCGGCAACCAAGTTTGGCTAAAACCTTCACTAGCAAATGCCGCATCCTGAATTACATAGTACTTGGGCAAGGCTTCGGGAATGTTTGAATTCAAGGGATAGTAATCTTTCAAGTTGGGCAGTTCCAGCACATCACCTACCATGAGTTTGCGTTGAAACACATCAATCATGTTGTTGTAGTGGAATGTAATAAACAAGGTATCGTTGTTTAGGAACAGGCCAAACTGGCTCAAATCAAAATCCACGTCTTGAGCATTGTAAACACCACGCATGACATAGATGTCTTGGTCGTAGATTCTATCACGATTTTCCAACAACAACAAGTCTTGGATGTTTAGTGGACTTAGCTCGTCATAAATTGGTTGAGTTGCATCAGCATTACCTGAAAATGCTGAATCGTCGCCGCCAGTTTCTGGACCCATGTATTTGTGGATGTAGATATCTACTCCTCCAACAGTGTACATCTCTCGGATGGTACGATCCAAAAATTGGTAGTCGCGGGTTCGATTGGGGCGGTATAGGCTTAGGCGTGGCATGTTGTTATTTATAGTATTTTGGTTGACTGAATATTCCCAAACTGCTATAATTAGCACTTAACTACACAAGGAGCCACAATGCTAACAGATGTACAAAGCGCACAAATTAATAATACTGAAGTATACACTTTAGATTATGAGACAGAAGCCCTGCAAAGTTGCGAGGATTTAACAGACGAGCTAGAGGTACGTGCAACCAATGTTATTTTGGAGCAAACAGCATGGGACGCTCGCGAGGATTTGGGCGGCATTACAGTTTACTTCCGAGATAGTACTTTAGTAGCATTCTACGATTACGAACAGTTTCGTGGCACTGTGTTCTAAAAACAACACCAGCAAAGATTGACATCAAAATCAATCTTTGCTATAATACATACTTAACCACTCTAGGAGTATGTTATGAAAGCCGCTAATTTTTTAACAAAGTACACAGGCCCAAAAGGCAAGGGGTTTATACAACCCTACGACAAAGTAAAAGCCACAGAAAAATGGGTAGAGTATGCTCTTGACATTGTGGACATGAGCCGTATAATAATGACAGTGGACTTCAACACTAAATGGAAACTAGCAGAGGCACTGGAAGTGGCAGAGCGCAAAAAAGCCTGGATGTACAAGCACAAGAATTTTGACGTTACCCGTGCCGCTAAACTTTTTGACGCTGTTAAACACCTCCCCAAAACTAAGTAAGGAATATTATGATTGCAACAAAACCCGTCAAGCCCTTGAACCCACGTAGTGCGGATACCAATGCTCTGGGCATGGAACCTACATGGCGTGTGCAACCCACAGAAGGCCGTATCAGTGCCTTTAGTCATGCATTCTCTTGGTACAACTACTTTTATGGTAAAAAAGATGCCCGTGAGATGATTGTAAATTACCTGGAAACACACGGCCGCAAGGACGACGTTCGCACACTCAAACGTATTCC